TCGATGATTTTGTTTTTGAAGTTGCAGGTGAAGATGAATCTGCAGTTGCCATGAAACTCCTCAATAAACGCCCTAAGAAGGAGTTGTACGTCGTTTGTTGTGTTATCAGCTTCGTCGATGATGATGACTTTGTGTCTAGCAGTTGACGAAAGTGATACGGTCGAAGCGAAATTTTTTGCAGTATTTCTGACCGTATCAAGGAAACGTCCCTCATCGGATCCATTGATGACATAGTAATCTACCCCCAGTTCGTTACAAAGTGCTTTGGCTACAGTTGTTTTACCACATCCTGCAGGACCAGCAAGCAGCATGTTAGGTATCTCACCTTTATCTAGGAAATTTTGAAAAGTTTTTTTGGTATTGTCAGGAAGTATACACTCTTCAATAGTTTTTGGTCGATACTTCTCAACCCAGAGAAATTCATCACGCATAATAAAAATAAAGTCAGTTGGTTCTCTTGATTGCCAAAAGGGTCTCTAGAGGAATCCATGCAGGAGTCTCATCAGCAAACTGAACCTGAACTTCGGTAATCACCTTTTCCAAGTATTTACTGTAAGTCTGTCTGGTATTCTTTACAGGACTAATCGGATTAATAGTCATAATCATTCTAAAGGACGAACAAATTCTTGAGAGACAATATCCGTTGCCTTCAATTGTTCTCTCATATATTCTACAGCAAGTTGAGGTTCTGCGGTATCGCCACAGGTAAAGACATCGCAAACTGCCATGCCTTTCTCTGGCCAAGTGTGAATAGAAATATGACTCTCTGCAAGCATAGCAATACCAGTAACCCCTTGAGGGTCAAACTTATGGACTGCTAGATTAAGAAGAGTGGACTTAGATTCTTTTGTTACTCTAAACAAAAGCATCCGAATGAACTCTTTATCGTCAAGGAGTTCAAACGGACAACCCTTAAGGGTAAAAAGGATGTGTTTCATTATTGTTGTTTTTTCAACCATTCACGAAATTGTTTTTTCCCCTCCTCAACTTTCCACCATGGGGCATAGAGGGGACCTTGATAATCCTTCTTACTCGAAGGTGGAGTCGGGTTCAAGTGCGATGTAGTAGATGAGATCATGATTCTTACTTGTGAATCGGGATAGAAGTTTTTGCGAAACAACCACATCATATGTCCCAGGCAAAACTTTAATATTCTCTACTTTGAAGTTAAAGCAGAACTCATTTTCAGTCTCACCAACAATCTCTTCATGACGATTAGAGGTATCGTTCTTCTTATCACGAACAACCAACTTCACAACACCTGCTTCACCAACAGCGGAAATGTCAGGCAGTTGATAGATAGCAGCTGCTTTCAAGAGTTTATCAAGTACAGCAGTTGAAAGTTCAAAACAGACATCTTCTGTAGGGAGATTGATTGCTTTCTCTGGAGGAGTAACAATCACATTAGGATCCGCAAAGAAATACTTAGAACGAGATCGACCCTCACGGATAACGACATATCCTTCATTAGCAAAGTCAAGTTCAGGACTTTGATGCAAACTCAGACCATTAAGGAACTGATTGAGGTCATAGATGCCGAAGTCTTTTGCAAAATCTTCAGTTACCGTTGCTTCAGCAAGAATGTTTTTCATCAAGCTGATGGTGCGAAGTTTGTTACCCTCTTTGAATAGGATGGACTGATTAATAGAAGAGAAGTTCTTCAGAACAGAGATAGTTTTATCGGACAGTTTCATAGTATTAGAGGGTCTCAGTTTCACTGGGGGTAAGTTTCACGTTTTGCATTCTTGTCGTTAAAATGCATCAGAAGAACAGCATAATGCAAAATCTTCAAAATGTCACGTCGGGCGGTGCCTTTTTTATCATAACGAGAGGCATACTTGAGGATGTTGCTGCGGCAGAAGGATTCACCATCACCACATGCTTCAATCAGATCAAGTGTTTGAACGGCATCATTACCAGCAGAATAATGTTGGTTGTATGTTGCAGAAATATAATCGGTCAGTTCTTTGAGAATACGTTCCTCACTGTACTTAACTCGATTAGGATTATTACTAGTAGACATATCAAGGTTAAAAGTAAGAGTATCTTCGCTACCCAGGGAAAGATAATCCATAGGAACTGGTTGTGCGGCACCAAAGTTAATTGTGTCAGATCCCGATCCTATACAAATAGTATCTTGACCTGCCATCGGGTTACCAGTCAAACTAAATCCATCTTCTTCCCAGAAGTCCTGACTTGTATCACGTTTTGTATTCATATTTAGCATGTCCTCATAGATTTCTTCACCAAGAGATTCAGTCATGTTCATTTCATCAAATAGAAAGGACCAAGAGTTAGCCATAATTATATCAAACTGTAGGGGTTTCGTCAACGGGCATCACGAAGTCAGCATCGACTTTATCATACAGTTCCAAGAATGCCTGCTTGGTCTCATCATCGAAACGATTGACACAAACTTGAATTGCCTTTGCTTTGTCTCCGAAGATGCTGTATGCCTTTACGATATGAACCAGACGGCGAGTGGAGATAATCTCTTCAATACCACCATCATAGAAGGTCTTGCGGATGATGTCTGCCCAGTCAGAGAGACGCTTACAGAACTCTTCATCCTTACAGATCTTACCAAGGATCTTCTGTTCAGTAGCAGCAGTAGGATACTCCTGCTCAAAGGTCACAGGGAATCGCTCAAGGAATGCTTCATTGAGCACGTTAGTTCCAATGAATCGTCCGTCGTCGGAACCTTTACCTTTGGTATTTGCGGTTGCGAATACTTGGAAACCCTCTGCAGGAGAAACCCACTTACCAATTTTTTTCAGGAAAACACCCTTACCCTCAAGGATGGACTGAAGGCAAAGAATTTTGTTTGAGGCAAGGTCGATTTCATCAAGGAGTAACACAGCACCCCGTTGCAGGGCTTCGATGACTGGTCCGTTGTGCCAAACGGTTTCTCCACCAACAAGACGAAAACCACCAATAAGATCGTCTTCGTCGGTCTCTACTGTGATGTTGACTCGGATGAGTTCTCGTCCGAGTTGGGCACACGCTTGTTCGACAGAAAACGTTTTACCATTGCCCGAGAGACCCGTGATAAACGTAGGGTAGAAGAGACCGGACTTAACAATTTTTTTAATATCACCAAAATTGCCAAACTGGACGAAGGAATCATCTTTCGCGGGGATAAGGTTTTGTTCGATCGCTGGCAGAGCAGCAGGAGCATTATAAGTTGTTTCCAGTTCTTCCACAGTCTCTTTCGTTACTTCCAGATTCCACTTACCACGACCAACTTTGAAGTCGGTCAGTTTGTTGGTGATGGTCTGATAGTTAAAGTCATTCATGTTGCAGAATGCTTTGATCTCTGCAGAAGTAACTGACTCACCATAAGATTCACGAAGGCAGTTGATGATGCTTTCTTTGGAGAGACCCATTGGTTGTTTTGTTTAACTGAAGTTATTATATACGAAAAAGGGAGGTCAGAAACCTCCCCGTGGTCACTTCTCATATCGTCCATACTTGAACTTCATTGCCTGGAGCATCCATGCTTGAGCAAGACTCTTTGGACCTTCCTTGAGAACCTTCCGAACCTTAGGATCGGTTTCCATTTGTAGTGCTATTTCTTTCCAGTTCATGCTACCAGAGAGATAAACTCTCCCAATACTTTTTTATTTAGTTTCTTAGTCTTGAGAGATTTGATGAATGCAGACTTGATCTTTGCTTTAGTTGCACCATCATCAACTTCAAAGTCAGAGTCCTGAGAAAGTGATGCTGCAGAAATAGCAAAGTATGCATGATATCCAGAAGTTTTGATAGTGAAACTACGTTGTTTTTTCCACTCATTCTGCAACTTAAGGAACACATTAGAATCCCGATTGTGATACAGGTTCAGGAATGCATTTGCATCACGACCTTCAAGAACACGAATACCAACAAAGTTGACAGTCGGGAAGTTATCACGCAGGTTCTGAAGCATCATGTCAGTAAAACCGTGCCAACCATAAGGGACCTGATAGGTGTTACCGGTCTTACGATCACGGAGGAAGGTGCATCCACCTTGCAACTGACGAGTTCCCATATAAGGTTCATTCTCCCAGTGACGTTTTACCTCAACATGACGAGAAAGATGACAAGCTTCACCATCAGTCAGAACAATACACTGAACCTTCTGCAGTTTGTTCTCCTTCTGAAACTGAGGAAGAATCTGATGGAGAGTAACAAATGCTTCATTCAAGGGAGTGCCAGACAAACCGATACGAGTAGGAACAGAGTAAAAGGATCCGTAGAAGTTACCAAATGCTTTTGCACACCTCCAGATGTTAATCATCTGATGTTCAAGTTGCTTACTATTTGTCTTACTGGTCAGAAGATTCATCATAGAAAACTGTTCATGAACAGCAAGAAGATTCTCTTTCTTCTCGTAGGAAGAAGTCCAGTCTGCTGGTTTGGAAACTTCACCAGTTTCATAGTCGATCTCAGGTCTCTTCCACTCATTCGTGAAAGCATACACCTCAAAAGGAATGGAAACTTTCTTACAGAACCAAATCAGATTATAGAGTTGCTTGATTGTGTCAAGCATCACACGGCTCATAGAACCACTCCAGTCAAGGACAAAGATCAGACCATGATTCTTACCATCAGGAATCACAGAGACTTTCTTGAATAGATCTTCGTTGTACTTGTAAGTGTGAAGTTTGGAGGTATCAAGAACACCAGTGCGAGCAGTGGTGGCACGGGCATAGGAATCTGCTGCCTTGCGACATTCAAACTCTTTCACCAGATAATTGACTTCCTTCTGTGCATTACGTTTGAACTTGATAAACTCTTCATCAGATTTAGAGAAGAGTTCTAGTGAAACAGTATTCTTCTGATGATTGAACCATGCATCAATCTCTTTGTGAATATCATCGTTCTTGGCAATAATACACTTCAGATCAACTTTAGGGATCTCCACATACACATTCTCCCATCCACTGTCATCCACAAGATCCTGCAGATTTGATTCCAAAGCATCAGCAGTCTGAACCTCTGGTTCATCGGTCAGAGGAGCAGTAGCAGATTGATCTGCCTTTGGCATGGGTGTTTGCTCCTGGGAGTCACCAGAACCCTCACCAGGGGAGTCCTGCTGCTCCTGCAATTCACTAGCAGGTTGATCAGACTCACCACCCATGTTAGGTGGCATTTCAGTGTCATCAACCTTTTCCTCTTTCTCTTTCTTACAGAACAAGTAGAGCTCTTCTGCAACCTTCAGCACATCGTCGAAGGTCTCTACATCTGCAATCTTTTGAATCAATACTTGTTCTTCAGAGTCAAAGGTAATGTCTACAAAATTACCGACCTTAAAGTATAGATTTGCACGGTCAGCAAGGTTAAAAGTAGAAACAGACTCATCAGAAATAGAAAAGAAGTCCTCGTCATT